AAGTGCTACTATTTTAAATAATAGTGTAATGCTTGGTTTTCAAACATCTCCTTTAGCAGATAACCAAACTAACCAAATAGTAATAGGCTACAACTCCACAGGATTAGGCTCTAACACTACTGTACTTGGTAATAGTTCTACAACATTAACTGCGTTATACGGAGCAGTAATTACAGGTGGTACATCTACTGATGCATCTGCACAGTTGCAAGTAGATTCAACAACCAAAGGAGTTTTATTTCCTCGAATGACAACAACTCAAAAGAATGCGATTTCAAGTCCAGCAACTGGATTAACCGTATTTGATACTACATTAGGTAAATTATGTGTATTTTCAACTACATGGCAAACTATAACATCAGTTTAAAATAAATTATATGAAATTAATAAATGAAATATCAATTTGGGATAATGGAGTAATTAAGAAAGCATTTATTTTAGATGCTTATGTAGTTAATTTAATTCTTAATGAATCAGCTACATTTTATTATGGATTATTTGCACAAAATTCCGATGGTACTAAAGGTGAAACATTATCACAAGGTAATTTATCTATGACAGGTCAAGATTACACAAATTGGCTTGTAGATAATGATGCTTGGAATTACATAGCTAAATGTTTAAACCTTGTTATTATAGAAGATTATATTGCATCTACAACACAAACTGAAAAATTATAGTACATTTACATATTTTTAAACTAAACAAACAAAAAAATGAAGATTGATTTAAATTTTGATTTATCCGAATTGGATGGAACACCAGCACAAGGTATTAATCTTGGCAAAATTATTGCAGGCGCATTAGTTAAACAAACTAAAGGTGATGCATTAAAGTTTTGGGATTGGGCAGTTGCTTTAAACAAAGGTGAAGCATTGGAACTTGATTCTTCTGATCAAGAAACATTAAAGAACTTTGTTAAGGAAAACGATAACATGACCATTTATGTTAAGGCTCAATTTTTAATGGCATTAAAGAAATAATGGAAAATTGGAACGAAGTAATCTTACCTACATTAACTGCATTTTTTGCATCTGCAATTACATGGGTTTTTGGCAGAAAGAAAGCACAAGTTGAAGTTGAAGCAGGTGAGATTACTAATGTCCAGGAAGCGATTAAAATTTGGCGAGAGATGGCAAACGATATGAAGCAAGAAGTTGCCGAATTAAAAATCAAGGTCGAAACTTTGACTACCGAAATTCATAATTTAAGAACAGAAAATATAGAGTTAAGAAGCAAACTTGATGAAGATAAGCCAAAAAGGACTCGACCTAATAAAGCAATTTGAGGGCATTAAATTAAAACCTTACTTATGTCCTGCTGGCATTGCCACCATATCAATAGGATGCACATACTATGAAGATGGGACAAAAGTAAAGATGACAGACCCAGAGATTAGCCAAGCAAGAGCCACAGAAATATTCTTAAATGTCTTAAAGCATTACGAAGCATCTGTGGACTCATTCACAAGGGATGATATTACACAAGAACAATTTGATGCGCTTGTTTCATTTGCCTATAACGTAGGTACCGGAGCATTAAAAAATAGCACATTACTTAAAAAAGTAAATGATGATCCTAACGACAAATTTATTGAAAGCCAATTTCTTATATGGAACAAAGTCAAAGGTGTTCCGGTAAAAGGATTAACATTACGAAGACAAGCAGAATCTAATCTTTATTTTTCATGAAAAAATTAACATTTTTGTTTATACTTTTTGCCATTGTTTCTTGTAAAACCAGCAAGGTAGAAAATCAAAAAACCATCATTAAAGTAGATACTTTTAGGACAGAAAAAATAGTTCATATTTATGATAGTGTTAAAGATACTTTAATAGTTGAAAATCCATGCGATTCTTCGGGCATTCTGACACGATTTTATAGCAAGATAACCATTCCACAAGGCAACATAATTATAAGGTCTTACAAGGGAAGTATTAAAGCCACAATCGATATAGATTCAATAAAGAATATCTACGAAAAACAATACCAATCTAAATTAAAAGAAAACGAGCATATAACCTTTGAAAGAATAGTGCGAGAAGTTATTCCGATATGGGCAATAATTATTATGCTAATTCAAGGTTTATTAATATCTGTATGGGTATATTTTAAATTCATCTATTAATGGGATCAAAAACTATTGAGCAAATTGAAAATAGAAGGACCAAAACATCTGATTTATTGGAAACTATGATGGATGTAATGCAGAACATAGAATATATTGATGATGTGGCCTATGGTTTACGAATGAAAATATTAAACAACATAGAATTTCTTGTTGACACTTTAATGGAAGAATATGAACAAAGCCGATAAAGTCACAAAGATTAGGGAGCATTTTTATTCCACTAATATGACTAATAAAGATTTTTATAACACATTCCACACGATGTATGGGTATCAATCTTGGAATAGTTTTAGAAAATTTATGATTACTAATAATATTAAATCAAAAGAAAGATCAGCACAATCAATCAACCTAGAATTGCCACCAGTAATAGTAAATTATAATCTTGACACAATTGACAATTTTGGAATAGAAGCAAGTATTGGAAAAGAATATATATCAGCTAAATTGCCTGCTAATTTAAAAAAGATTGGAATATTATCAGACATACATTTTCCTTATCATGATCTTCAAGCTTTGACTTGCGCAATTAAGCATTTAAAAGATCAAGAAATTGATTGTTTATATTTAAATGGAGATATTCAAGATTTTTATTCTATTTCACGACATGAAAAAGAAAAGGATATGCGAGATTTTAAAAGGGAAGTGGATATGAATCGAGATTTCTTGCAAAGGTTAAGGGATATATTTAGAAACATTCCAATTTATTATAAGTTAGGTAATCACGAAAATAGATTTGCAAAATCTTTACAAGTACAAGCTGAAGAATTTGCGCAAATACATGATTTACAATTTGATGTATTTTTTAGGTTAGATAAATTAGGTATTACAATGATTGAGGATTGGCAAGGAATGGAAATGGGAGATCTATTAGTATTACACGGACATGAATTATATGGTAGTGGTGGAGTAAACCCAAGTCAAAATCTATTTAATAAAACAATTTGTAATACATTAATGGGACACGTTCATAGGACCAGCAATACACAGAAAAAAACAGGTTTTAAAGAGTTTATTAATACATATACTACTGGATGCTTAACTTTATTAAGTCCAAAATATATGCCTTTTTCTATGCATAATCATGGTTTTGCAATTGTTGAAATTGTAAACGGGAAAAGTAAAGTAAATAATATTCAGATTAGGGATGGTAAAATTGTAAAATAGTATTATATTTGATTTTCATAATAGGTTAAAGGGTTTAAGTTTGGTCTAAATTCCCTACTGGTCTTATCGGTAGGGATTTTTTTATGTCTAATAAATAATTAAAATAATTTTATATAAAGTTTTTTTATTTAAAATATTAGTTTTATATTTGTAAACACTTAAACAATAACACAATGGAAAATTTAATTAAAGTAGGCGATTTTATTAAAGGATCATACAAATATGGATGTATTTGTGGAGTAGTTACAGAAGTAAAAAAATCAATTGTTGTGATAAAAGAATGCAATATGTGGCATAATGTTTACACATTAACAGATAGATTATGTAATGTAACTAAAAGCAGAATAGATATAATAGGGTTAAATTCAGAAGAATCAATAGTTTAAATTATAAGCCGAGCCGAAGCGGATTCTTTGGCAATCTTAAACCAACAAAAAAATGAAAAATTTACCAAAAGAGTATGCTTATTTATTCTCATTCCAAGACAAGCAAGGGAATGAAATTGCATCAGTAGTTAAAAACTGCTGGAGCAAGCAAGATGCCATTAAGATTGCTAATAATCTATTAGCTAACACATCTCATTTAGACATTGTAAAAATCAAAACTAAACGCAACTACTAACATGAAAAAAATCATTAAATTTTTTAAAGAATTTCATCAACAAGATCCAGAAGGATTGTATGGGATGATTGCCATCACAATTTTAATTTATATTATGTATTGTCACATCATCCCAATCATCACAGGCCATGCATAAGTATAAAGCAAAATTTCAAGATGAAGCTGGGTATTATCATTGTACTTGGTATTGCGAGGGATTCGAAGACTTTTGGTCTAAAGTATATCGAGAAGAAAGAATTTACAAATCAAAATTTATAGAGTTAAACCAAGACTAACATGAAAAACCTAATTAAATCATTATCCAATTTTCAGAATGAATGCCCTGTCATTCATAAGGATACCAAAGGCCATAATTACACTTATGCTGACCTACCACAAATCTTTTCCGTTATTAATCCATTGCTTAAAAAAAATGGGTTATGTTTTAGCCAATTACTTGAGAACGATGGAATCAGAACTATTCTTTTTCATGTTGAAAGTGGCGAATCATTAGAATCGTTTACAATCATTCCAAAAGTTAAATTAGGAGCCATGAATGATTACCAATCATATGGTTCTGGAGTTACTTATTACCGTAGGTATTCTTTATCATCAATGCTTGGATTAATTACTGACAAGGATTTAGATGCAGCTGGAACTCAAGTGGAGTCCAAGCCAGTACAATTACAATTGCCATTATCACAATGGAAAAAAATGATTGATGCTTGTAATTCAGTTGATGAATTAAATGCTTTATATGCTGAAAAATCAAATATTGTTAATAGCAATCAAGATGTGTTATCATTATTTAAAACTAAAAAATTAAGTTTCAAAATTAACCAACCAACCAAATGAGCAAGTTAGTAAGCATTTCAATCAACGTAGATTTGTTAGACAAGTCTAAATTGTACAAAGGTAAGAAAGGTACTTACCTTAATATTAGTGGATTCTTAAAAGAGGAGCCAGACAATTACGGAAACTTTGGTTTCATCACACAAGATGGAGTAAAGACTCCAGAGAAAAATGCCCCAATATTGGGCAACTTTAAAATTGGCAAATCATTACCAGCACGACAAGATCAGGCAAGTACT